CGTGCAGCTGTACGTATATCAGGATCTCCCCAATTACGAGTGCGCTCATCGGGCCGGTTACAAACATCCTCGGGAGGTTTCAACTCAGCTACTCAACCACCCCAAGTTCCGTTACGTTCAAGATCGGATTCACGAGTTGCAACACATCCAGCAACAAAAGTACGAGATCACGTTCGAGAAGGTGGCTCAAGATCTGCAGACAATCCGTGATGCAGCGCTTGAAGATGGGAGCTATGGGCCTGCGGTCCAGGCTGAACTGGGAAGGGCAAAACTTGCAGGCCTTATGGTGGAAAGAAAGGAAGTCAAATTTGGATCAATCGATCAGATGGATCGAAGCGAAGTCGAGACTAGACTACGTGAGCTCATCAATTCCAACCAGCTTGCGCCCGTGCTGGAGGCCAGGGTTAAACGTGCCGAGCTTGCGCCCCAAGATGAGCTTGCGCCCGATTATCTCGAGGATGACATCGATGATGCCGAGCTCGTGGAGGAGGATTAGTCTGGCGCCAGGTTTTTCTTGTGTGAGGGAGGACCACGTAAGGCAGTACCCCGACGTTCAGCGACTGTAAGTTTGTGCGGATCGGCGGCAGCGTTATCTAAACGATTGCCCTTGACTCGGCATGCAGTCGAACACCAGACGCTGTACGCGTTCATGCTTTGGAAAGGCTCACCACAGAGACGACAGTTGAAATCTCTGCGTTTCTTGAAGGCGTTCAGCAAACGACCCGCATCAGAGCGGTCATTCATTCCAACTCCGATAAGCATTTGCCGAGAAGCTCCCAATCAATGACTTCCTCCTTGACCCACCATATCTTTTTCTCGTTGAGAAACGATATCTGCAACTTTTTTCTGGAAGTGGGAGGAGGTATTGTTTCAATAGATAGAAGCTCATCTACATACGCACAGTTGTCATTCATCCATGCGTAAAGCTTGTTAACTAACTCCAAAATATTTTTAGCTTCTATAACGACTGAGTCGTGGTCTTGTACTTTAATTTCGTACTTAGTCATAACAGATCTCCATGCGGAGGTGATGGTTCCCAATTTTCTTTGGCTTCTAAGGCGATCCCAATGCATTGAGCAAAGGTGCCTTTGCGAGTCGTAAGACAAACATCCATGTTCTCCGTGTAACGACCAACAACACATGCCTCATCCATTGCCTTTGGAACATCGCAACCATCTTCCTCAGTGATGAGAAACATAGAGTTATCAGGCATCTCAAATGTGTTGGTGAATGCTGTGCATCCACCGCCAGTTAACATCTCTTCAAAGCCATGCCTCTTAGCATGCGCGTTGACTTCAGCAGCAAGTTCTTCATCTTCATCGTCTTTGCAATTAATGCAAAGGAAAGCATCGTGCCGTGGGCTGTAGTCCATTGCACCTCCACGTTCGTAAACCCATAGACCGCATTTCCCGCAGGAAATCTTGCCGTCATGGTGTGCGTCTAATGCCGTCATGAGCACACGAGCAATGACTACCTGATCTTCCTTCGTCATGATTTTTTCCTCCAATCCAGCAATGACATGATGTCTTGCTTAGGCGGTTCAATTGCTGAAACAAGATTGAAATCTACATGCTCAACATGGGGAAGGTACTCAACATCTGTGACGATTCGAAAGAATCCGTTACGGATTTCAACGACCTCACCTTTGCGTACTTCATCCACAACCTTGACGTAGGTATCACCTTGTCTTTCATGTAAGACAATGCGGTAGGTAATTCTTGAGCCGATCTCAACGAGACCTTCCACATGGTCATTGATGATGTTGATTTCTTTCATGCGCGTCTCCATAAGGCAAGTTGTTCATCTTCTGAGGTGATGTCATTGAAGAACTTCCAACTGGGATGTCGACCACGTAGATAGTCAACCTTGTCAGGCGTTGGTCGCTCCGAAAGGGTATAGACCTTGCTGTCATTCTTATCAAAGATGACTACTTTCTTACGCATGGTGTCTCGCATGTGCTTCAAGAGCAGATGGTCATTGATGAGGTGAGTGATGACAAAGTCTAAGGACGCCCAACCATCGTCGTCATCTTTGACCCTCTCATAGAAATCAAGATCGTTTTCCTTCACCCAATCCACAGCAGCATCACTGACGAAACGGTAATGATCATTAAAGTCATGCTCATGCTGACCGTGATATGGAAAGTATTCGTTAGGCCCACCCGAACCTTCGTTGGATGCCTTGAATGCACGCTCACCATCTAGATAAATGGTGACGTTAAAGCAGTGCGTTTCTTGCGATGCAAACTCCGCATGCTTCAGATTTTTAAGAGTAATTCTCTTAGGATCAGTCATTACTTGACCTCCCCTAATCTTTGTTCTAGTTCTTCTAGGGTTAGACTTCGCGCATCTTCTATCCTAGAAATAATCTCGCGAAGTGTTTTCTTGTCTTTCCATATGGAGGCGATCTCCAATGAGTCATAACCCATTTGCATCAACTCGCCTTCAACTTCATTGAAGTCGTTTAAGTTCATAAAGGTTTCCCAAGTTTGTGAAAAAGCATAATGAGTTTAGCACGAGGGCGTAACAGAATCTACTTGCGGCTTGCTTGCGCCCAGCTTGCGCCCCATTGACCGACGCAAGGGTGCTTGCATCGGTTTCTCTAGACGGATGCATGAGTCATGAGTCCGTTTTCAGCTGACGATCTTTTCTTACCGCTTTTTGGGCTGCACGATAGTCCGTGAAATAATCCAGTACTTCATATGCAGGACTACCCCACGCCCAACCATCGTTATAGTCAGCCCAAATTTTGTATCGTCCATCGTTGAATTTGACGACTACCCACGCCTTATCTAGTTCAATCATTTCAAATGGTCCTTAGTGGTGCGGATAGGAAATGTTGCTTACATCCTGAGACCAGCACGCGCGACAGTCTCCACACTTATTGTCTTGTGTAGATGCTGGGCATACATGCGAGTCGGTTGGGATGGTCCTATCGTGCACGGTACTGGTGTGCGCGAAATGTTTCGGACGTGGTCCGTCAATCATGGCACCACTAACGCGAATGATTAGATTCGATGGTGCTGATTGATTGCGTAGGAAATCACGCACTATCTTACCTTCGCGCGTTGGCAACCAATGCAACGTATCGGGCGTGCTATTGGCTACGTCTACAATATTGTGCAGATGGCGCAAGCTTTGAATGTCCCCGCTATCGTGCCAACGAAAAAATGGCGCGTTGTTAATGCTGCGCGCCATGTTCGTGGACCAATTTTTTTTGCGGATCGTTGCGAGTCTGCGTCTTAATGCCTTCTGTGTTTTCGGGAATAGATAACGACCTTTCAACGCGTAGCAATCGGAACAAACCGAACCGGAAAGCTTAGTTAGTTGTGAACCAACGCGGCAATTCGCAGCTGGTAGGTTGTAAGATTTACAAGGCATTTTGCTGGGGTCTGATAAACCCCCAACGTATGCACGCGCATCAGTTAATGCTGACATCAGCTGCACGCCTTGCTTTTAGGTGCATGTTGGTATTTTCGAGTATCAATATGCTTGAAGAAATCACATGTATCGTCCGAGTACATGTACATATAGTCAGATTTCACATTGTCAATGTATTGTTCAGCGTTATTAAAAACAGCGTTGGTATCAGCGTTATATCCTAGTGGCGGAATTGGAAACCGCATAGGCTTGTAGTCATTCGCCCAATCTTTTAGCAAGTTATGGTAGTTGAAATTGCTCATGTTCTAGATCCCAAGTTTTAGTGAAAAAGCCAGATGATTTTAGCACGAATCACAGGCGCGTAACAGAATTGAGATGTACTCGAATCTTCATGGAAGCCAGAGAAAATCACAGAAATTTAGGGGGGGAATCGCTCCGCCCCCCTAACCCCGTTTAGTTTTGGGGTGTTTGGGTGTGGGTGTGGGAGCTCATGTCGAGGGCTAATGTCGAGAGCTCATGCGCGCGCGCGAGCCAGTGCTTGCGGCCTGCCTGATTTTTTATACATGCTTGCGGCCTCGCTGCATTTATTATGCGGGCGAGGCATGCTTGCGGCCTTGCGCGATCCGTATTTTTTTTTGCATGCAAGGACGCTTGCGGCCTGGCGGGTTTTATATAGTTAGTTACTGGAAAATTTTAAACGGATCCGTTTAAAAAAATGAGCAGCCCGAGCTCCCGCTCGAGCCGCCCATCGATGCTAGTCCATTGGCCATGTCAGTTCGACGAACTTGAGCATGCCCAGGCTTCCAACGCATCCGATCATCAGCGCAGCTGACTCAATCACGTTGCCATCCATCGCTGAGAGTAGTGACAGCAAAGCTGCCACTACTCCAAGAATACCCAACAGAAACATCAGGGTTACCTTGATCATTTCGCAGCCTTTGATAAGTCTGGAAACGTTGATCGAATGTAAGCTTTCCGATGCGCTGGTCCTATGTGCGCGACGTCGACAGTCAGTAAGTTTTGTTGCTTCCACTTTGAGTTAGACCTTTCTTTGGTGTTGCCTTCACTCAGTACCAACTGAGCTTCGCGCAGACTTAAGACTTCCGTTGAGTAGACCAACGGATGGCCGTGTCTCTTAACTTTGAATCCATCATCCGAGATGTTAACTACACCGCGCACAAGTTCTTTTGCTATGTGCATTTGCACGTTCAAGCGCTTTTGCCCATTAGCAATCTTGTGTTCAATCATCAGCAATTGGTAACCGAATGTGTCGGTTCTACCTTCCATGATTTGCCGCTGTAGTTTATTGCGAAGCCCAACCAATTCGTTGAGCTTTGCTGACTCAGTGGAAACGTTTACTTCAGTTATGTCATCTAGTCTCATAATTTTTTCCCAAGTTAGAGTGATCCGATTTTTCCAGATGCAGAAATTGCATCAGCAAGCGCACTCATAATGCGCTTTGTGATGCTCTCCTATTTAGCCGGATTGAAGGTGCTCTCCACAGATTGCACAGTCCCAACCGTGATGTCTTTCACCATCGGCGTCGTACTGTTCATAATATGAAGGATGGTCCCAACAATCGTGCGTTTCCGGTGTAACTCCTACACGCGGAAGGATTGCAGGAGGCGGTGTTTCAGTAAGACGACCTTTCATACGTCACCATCTTTGACTGCATCTATGCCATCCCACATACCGGCTACCTCTTTTTCTATTCCTTCTAAGACAGCTTTCTTTTCAGGAGTGATACCCATCTCAATCTCTATCTTCACGATTCGACGCCCGAAAACATCATCATCGTGATAGGTAGCGTAGACCTCATAGAGTCCATCGCCATAGCCGGTGGAAAAAGCAACGCCTAGAGTCTTGCCAAGATTGCCGCCGCGGTTCTCATTGCATGTTGCGTTAAAAACCCCGTCGTAAGAGTAGGGATAAATCTTGTCGTCTTCCCAAGTTTGATCAACAAATCCATCAATCTCACCCGCTGGTTTTTCCCAATATGCATCTATGTAGCATGAGTCTGTGATAACTAGGCTACCGCTATCAACTCCAACCTCACCTATTTTCTTTCTTTCAAATTCCATTATCTTTCCCAAGTTGTGAATGTGTGTTCGTACTGCTTATCGAACACGTTCGATATTACAGGAAAAGTACAGCGATTACAATTCTTGTAACCATGCCTTGATCAACCAAATCGCTAACGCTATTGCGTTGGCATACGCAGCTGCGTCGTGCAGCGCGCTTACAGCGTCGGATTCTTTTGAGTACGATCTCAAGGTACGAGAAACGCATAAAAAGAGGGGGAACCCCCCCCTTTCACTTCTTACTCTTCTACTCTTAGAATATAGTCAATCCCCTCATACAATTTGCTGAAAAAATAGTTTTGGCCATTAACCTAAGTCACCTCTCTGAGGGTGAGATGAAAGAGATTCTGTTGTTGCAGGATCGGCTTACTTCGTTGAACAATCAGGAGAAGTGCCGGGACTCCTTCATGGAGTACATTCGGTATATATGGCCGCAATTCATCGAGGGGGAGCATCATGGCATTGTGGCGGATTGCCTGGATAGGGTCTCCCGTGGGGAGTTAAAGCGTTTAATCGTTAATATGCCGCCTCGGCACACCAAGTCCGAGTTCGCCAGTGTGTACTTTCCTTCGTGGATGATGGGTTTGAATCCTGACACCAAGATCATGCAGACCACGCACACGTCGGAGTTATCTGTACGGTTTGGTCGGAAGGTAAGGAACCTTATGGATTCCGAGGAATACACCAATGTTTTTCCTGATGTTTCTTTATCGGCGGATTCAAAGAGTGCCGGGCGTTGGGAAACGGCCCAGGGGGGGGAATATTTTGCTGCGGGGGTCGGTGGAGCCATCACGGGTAGGGGTGCAGATTTACTGATTATTGATGATCCGCATTCGGAGCAGGATGCTTTGAGTCCCAATTTGTTGGAAGCTGCTTATGAGTGGTATACCTCGGGGCCGCGCCAGCGGTTACAGCCTGGGGGTTCCATTGTAATTGTCATGACGCGTTGGTCCACCATTGATTTGACTGCTAAGTTGTTGAGTCGGCAGACCGAGATTCATGCTGATCAGTGGGAGGTGGTGGAGTTACCTGCCATTTTTGAAGACACGGGTAATGTGTTGTGGCCTGAGTTTTGGAAGAAGGAGGAGTTGGAGTCGGTTAAGGCCTCGATTCCTATTTCCAAGTGGAGTGCTCAGTACCAGCAGAATCCTACGTCTGAAGAGGGTGCAATCATTAAGCGTGATTGGTGGCAACCGTGGGACGAGGATGATCCCCCTGAGTGCAGTTATATTATGCAGAGTTACGATACTGCGTTTTCGAAGAAGGAGACGGCGGATTACAGTGCGATTACTACTTGGGGGATTTTCCGTCCGAATGAGGATTCGGGGGAGGCTATTATTTTGCTCGATGCTGAGCGGGGTCGGTGGGATTTTCCTGAGTTGAAGGCGATGGCCCAGGCGCAGTATACGGACCATAAGCCTGATATGGTGTTGATTGAGGCGCAGGCGACTGGGACGCCGTTGACGCATGAGTTACGGACCATGGGAATTCCGGTGGTGAATTACAAACCGACGCGTGGTAATGACAAAGTCACGCGTGTGCATGCGGTGAGTCCTGTCTTTGAGGCTGGCATGGTATGGGCGCCGGATCGTATTTTTGCTGAAGAGGTGATTGAGGAGTGTGCTGCTTTCCCTTTTGGTGAGTACGATGATTATGTAGACTCTATGACTCAAGCTATTCTAAGATTCAGGCAAGGTAATTTCGTGAGTCTTTATTCTGACGAGGAAGAAGAAGAAATGTACCGCCAAAAACGCGTTTATTATTAAGCCAACCTAAAAGGGGAGATCTCCTATGGCACTAATTACTGGAGCGGCTAAATTACTTATCAAAGCTAGAAAGGCCAGTGCGGCAGCAGCCAAGAAAGCCAAAACAGCCAAGGAGGCACTGCTCAAAGCTGAACGCCAAGCTGCTCTTCGTATAGGAACTGCAACCAAGCCAGGTGCTAAAACTGTCAAAGGTCTTGGTGTGACGGGTAAGGGCAGTACTCGAACGGTGGCCCAAGCGCCATTGCGTACGCGAGGCCGCAGGGTTGTCTATGGTGGCGCCGCAGCCGGAGCAACTGTTGCTGGAGGCGTTGCTGCCAGGAACAAAATTAAGAAAGCTAAGGCGGAGGCTAAGAAAGCTAAGGCGGAGGCTGCTGCTGCAACTAAGCGCGCTAACGCCGCAGAAAAGCGAGCTGCCGCTGCCGCTGCTGCTGCTTCCGAAAAAGGTTCTTTCCGTAAGCGCAGGGCTGCACGACTTAGGAAGCGTATTGCCAAGCCAGGGGGTTCGGAAGAGCGCAAGAAGATTCAGCGCACACGATTAGCGCGTGTAATGAAGCGGATGGCTGATGGCGGCATTGCTAAGATGCAAGGCGGTGGTTTAAGCCGCGCACAACAGAATTTGTTACGTGGAGCTCAGGAGCTGGCAGTGACCAGCGGCCAGTATCCTCAAAGATTACGAGCACTGACTGATCGATACGGCGATTTCTATGGCGCTTCACAGCAGCAGAAAGCTCGAGGCCAATTAACTGGGCGTCAGCCTGGGCGTACCTCTGTGCGAGCTATTGGACCGGGGATGGAATCCGGCGGTGCAGTTAAGATGCAGGGCGGTGGGATGAGGCGGGGTGAGCCGACAACGGCTGGTGGCCGTTCAACTAAACGGCCAGCAAAAACCACACGGCCAGCGCTTACAGATGCAGAGCACCAAGCCTGGATCAAAAAACACAATGCGTGGGTCGAAAGTCAAATGAGTCATTTGACCCCCGCACAACGGGCTGAGATGGATGCCTTCACTAAGAATTTCCGTGAACAAGGTATGAAGAAGGCGAAAATAAAGCGTGAGTTGAAGAAAGCTCCACCAGGACAAAGGGTTAAAGCAGTTCGGGGCGGTTGGAAGGAAGGTGGCCGGGTACCGCGCACCCCTCCTGGACCAATTCGAGAAATCTGGGATGACTGGACACCAGAAGATTGGCGGGCTACGGGTCGGTATCAAGCTAATATGCACCGAGGATCTCGGGGGCAGTTGAAGAAAGCTCCACCTGGACGAAGGGCTGCAAGCATTGGCCCCGGCGGTTGGAAGGAAGGCGGGACGGTTAAGAAGCAAACTGGTGGTACTGCGCGTAAGCGCGGCCCCAGGGACAATCCTTGGCCGCTATTTCCGCCGGAGCAAGAGCTCTTACGTGGAGATCAACGTAAAAGAAGCCGCACCCCTGGTGGAAGAAGACGAGGAGCGGGTGCTGCTGCAGGCACTACAGGTAGAGGTGGACCCCCTGGACCAGGTCGTCGAAGTCCCGTAAAAGGCCCAGGCGGCAAAGAGGGTGGTGCTGTGAAAATGCAGAGTGGCGGCTTAAGTCGAGCGCAACGTAATCTGCTACGCGGCGCTCAAGAACTGGCAGTAACGAGCGGCCAGAATCCGGCAGCATTGCGAAAACTTACGGCTCAGTATGGAAATTTGTATGAGCAGCGCCAGCAGAGGGATGCAATACGTGAACTGAGTGGAAGTCTGCCGGGACGAAAGGCTATGCGTGGTATTGGCCCCGGTGGCAAAGAGGGTGGTGCCGTTAAGAAACAACGCGGCGGCACTATTGGAAGAGACCCGTGGGGAATACGCGGCCATGGTCCAGGGGGGGCTCTTTTAGACACTCCTCCCACTCGTGAAGGTTTCCAATCCTATGGCCGTGATTTTGAAGATCCTTATGGTCAATTGGGGGGAAATATTGCAGGCGAGGAAATTCGTCCTTTAACTGAGGCTGAATATCGCAGACGCCAAGTAAGGGGAGTGAAACGTGGAATAGGGAGAACTTCACAGGGACGAGCAGCAACCAGTAGTGTTGGCGGTGGCATGAAGCACGGTGGCGCTGTTAAAGCTCGCAGGAAGTCCAAGCCCCGTGGCGTTGGTGTAGCTAAACGAGGTTTTGGTCGCGCATTGGGATAGCAAATGGCTAAGCTAAAAGCCTTATCGCAGCTGGCAAAGACTGTTTCTAGCTCTGTTACTAAAGCGCGTAACAAAGCTAGTGCGAAAGCCTTTGAGAAAGCGGGGGGTAAAAAAAAGGCGCCGTTAAGCCACGCTGCTCACGATATTCTATCTGAAGGTCTACATCATGCAAAAAAGAAGCACAGCGCTAAGGATATTGCTAAAGCACGTCGGCAAATTAATAAGCGTTTTAGAGAATATAATAGGACGAATATCCTAGACCTTGATGGCTATGCTACAGGTGGAAAAGTTTCCAGACGATCAAAACCTCGTGGAGTTGGGATAGCCACTCATGGTTATGGTCGAGCAGCGAGATAAAATATGGCCATTGAGCGCGGGGTTGATGATCTAGATCGCAGCCTGCTTGACATCGAGGACACCACCAAAGAAGTGGAGGTCATTCTCCCCGATGGCGAGATGGAGTTTGGCGAAGAGAATATTGAGCGGTTAACTGATGGCACCATGTTGGTGGGGCCACCCCCTGCTGCACCATTAGGCGGTCAAGGTGAAGATTTCTACCTGAACTTGGCCGAGGTACTGGATTCCTCCGATCTTGGCAAGATTTATAACGAAGCCCTTGCGGATGTTGAGGCGGATAAATCCTCACGTAAGGAGTGGGAGAAGCAGTATCGCGAGGGTCTTGAATATTTAGGTATGCGTTTTGAAGACCGGACGGAACCTTTTGAGGGTGCTTCCGGTGTGATTCATCCGTTGCTTGCTGAATCCGTCACCCAGTTCCAAGCTCAAGCGTATAAGGAATTGCTCCCAGCGGGTGGACCTGTTCGCACTCAGTTGATAGGCGCAGGTAGCCCGGATGCGGATCAGCAGGCGGCGCGTGTTCAGGAGTACATGAATTACCAACTGATGGAGGTCATGCGGGAGTACGACCCCGAGACCGATCAGTTGTTGTTTTACTTGCCCCTGTCTGGGAGTGCGTTTCGTAAGGTTCACTATGATCAGGGATTAGGTCGAGCGGTTTCACGCTTTATTCCATCTGAGAAGTTGGTCGTGCCTTACGGAACGGCGAGTCTTGAGAGTGCAACCCGTATTACCCACATCGTCGATATGCCTATGAACGATGTGCGGAAGCTGCAGCAGTCAGGGTTCTACCGTAAAACCGATTTGAATCGCGGTAATTTGCCTGCCCGTAGTGGGGTGCAGGAAGAGATTGATGAGCTTCAGGGTGAGCAGCCCTCGTACGCCAGCTCCGACGACTGCGAAATTTATGAGATGCATGTCGCTTTGGATATCCCCGGCTATGAAGATCGGGATCAGGCAGGTGAGATCACCGGCATTAAGCTGCCCTACATTGTCACCTTCTCACCGATGCAATCGACGGTGTTATCCATTCGACGTAACTGGCGTCAAGACGATCCGACGCAGAAGAAGATTGATTATTTTGTTCATTACAAGTTTCTCCCAGGTGTGGGTTTTTATGGATTTGGTCTGACCCACATGATCGGTGGGTTGTCGCGAAGTGCCACTTCGATCTTACGACAACTTATCGATGCCGGGACTCTAGCTAATCTTCCTGCCGGGTTTAAGGCACGCGGCATTCGTATTCGTGATAGCGATACCCCTCTCCAACCCGGCGAATTTCGTGACATGGATGCGCCCGGAGGCTCACTTCGTGATGCCTTAATACCGCTGCCAT